CTAGACAACTTCATTAGGTAGATCTTTCGGACCTCGAACTAAATCGTTTTACAATATTTCAGTAAACTCAACCTAGTGCCCTAAATGCGATCGAAAAGACTCAGACTACAGATGTCCTGCTTCTAAGCCTTCCTACAAAATTGAGGTTAATCGTAACCTTCGTTGCGAGTTAACTCATCAATATTGTTGTGTAGCTTAGCCACAAACTGTCCGTATCGTTTTGCTGTTTTCTTCGACCATTTAACACTTAGAGTATTAAACTCGGAATAGTCCAGTAAAACTTCTGGTTTATCAGGTCTAAATCGTCCCTCTTGGAACTCTAAAGATTTGCGTTTTGCGTCTTCAGTAGCTCTAAGAAGTCCAATGCTATACAAATACAAACACGGTGAAAATACGAGGGTCAGACTTTCTAGAAGTCTATTGGACCATCCTTTAACAGCCGAAATTTTGTAGAATTTTAACCAAAAGTTATATTCTTCATCTGAAGCGTTTTTGGGTGCCTCGTATACAACTTCATCATATAGAGTGGTTCTTACACCACTAAATAGATGATAGCCGTAACTAAACATGATCAGTTGACTACCACCGTAAGTGTTCCATACATCCATGAAAGTGGATGTAAGGCGTGCGGAGTAAAGGTGTCGACATGATCCAAAATAAGTCCATAAAATTATAAAATTCAATTCTGCTTTACGCGGAAAAGAATCTAATAATTCTATAACCGTCTTAGAATCAACTATGATTGCTTTGTTGTACAGCTCTGCTAGCAAAGCCCCTATCATGACAGTCTTCCGTGACACTAGTAATAAATTACCAGCACCAATCGGAGACACTTCAAATTCTGGCGTAACTAATCTTTTAGCGAATTCGCATAATCGATCGGAAACAACAGATTTGGACATGTTAATGCTAACGCCCAGAATACTCATTAAATGTACATATTTCTCAGCAACTTCATCATGATTAATCACAATGTCATCACCGAGCAATGCGTAAGATGTAAAATTCTTAACACCTGCAAGTTTTGCTGCTAAAAGCACCACAATGTGATGAGTTAAAGCTAACATCGCCCACGAGGAGTAAGCTCCCATAGGTTGCCCTACTTCGTATTTAACACCTTCATTTTTATAGTACCAAGGATAGTCAAATAAGGTCTTCCAAGCAGTACCATCTAAACCTAAAAGATTTAGAATCTGTACCTGCAAATCAACAGGAAGTCTATCTG